GTGGAATTTGAGCAACATTATGTTGATCTGATTATTTAACGAACAACTTTTGGTTCATAAGTCCCTCCTGCCCATGTTGGTTCACTCACTCCATTGACATCCATCTCATAATCAAGTTTCAAGATGGTATCTGTGACTTCGTCAGAGTAGTGATCTCCAAACCCTAAATTTCCTATCAATTTTGAGGTATATACAAAGTTTGCAACCGGCACGTCATACCGTTTAGCAATTTCCTCATCATCGAAATGGACCCATTCTTGGTCGGGTTCATCATCCAGTCTATGCATTAGTAATTGATCAATGTGGTCCTGTATTTCGGGTCGCACTTTGATATTAACATATTGTTGTCGCATTAGGTTGGCCATTGTAAAAGATGCTCTAGGATAGGCGCTACGCACTAATCCAGCATTGAACTCGATTGCACGAGCTCTTAGATCTCCACTTCCTGGTAAATCATTCTTACATGTCCCAAGTAACCGGAAAAACACTCCTAAATTTAACATGGGAACATAATGGTCACCAACCCTCACTGGTGAATGTTTGAGAAATTGCAACTGCTCAAACAGGACAGGTTCATTACCTGTTACTATATATCCAGCTCTGGCCGCAGAGGGGATTATACATTCAGGATTTATATCTAAGTTGTCGGCAATAGCATATGCAATTGCGCAACTACCACAATTGTTGATGGCGGTAATCAACACAGCTCCACTGTATCCTTTGGGACCTAATGGACGCAATACGACTTTCTTCTTTTTGTCGTAAGTGGATTTTATTTTGAGTGGGGCCTCACATTGTGCTTGCACACATATGAAGTCATACAACAACCAATCCGGCAACGTAGCACGCAGATGCCTGAAAGTGGCGGCCGTGTGGGATGCGTCACAGCTTGAAATGTCTATACAATGATAAGTCCTCAAGCCTCCTTGCCAATATCCAAGCACGGAGTCGTCGGAAAAATATACAAACATATAACGCCAAGGGAGAGCATGCAGCTCATTAAAATACTTCATTAGCCCCACTCTTTTTGGACTTTTACAGAAGTACATCACACCCCCTTTATAATATATAGGGACCTCAGATTGTGCAATCTTTAAATACTCCATTAGCATGAAACCGGCAAGAGAGGCTGAGACCCCTAAATCGACTATGGCCCTGGGCAACTTTCCAGTCTTCGCCCATTCCATCAACTTCAGTTTCCAAATGCAAAACACGTGCTCACGGTCTCGTCCTCTTAACCATGTATCATGGTTGAGTGCAAATAACCCGTTCTCGTGTAATTCTTGATTTGCCACAATCCGTAATGGCCGTTTTTCATGTGCGTCAGCATGGTGTTCGCGCAACATTGTGTACTTATCAGTATATGTGTCAAAATGGTCGCTATACAACACTCTTTGCTTCGCCAACTCAGGTAAAAGATGCTCCACAAATTCACATTGATTACGCTGCAGTTCCTGATGCAGACCAACTATCAACGGTTTTCGAGTTTTGGTTAACCTGGTGGCTGCGAGTGACATGTTTGTGTTGTTTTTCCCATATGTATTAAATTTCATATTTATACATGGACCAAACCTAGTCCTATAAAATGGGTCAACGGTGTCAGGGTCTCCAAAGCACACCCTGCCGTTTACAAAATACTGCCCTCCCTCCTCAACGGTAAACTCCCCGTTATA